TTGTCACCGTTGCACGCAGCTAGCGTGGCGTGGCATTGTGCTAAGTTTCGGCCTAAGAAAACCAAAACACCGATGGTATTCTAGGAACCACTATGGGTATCTTCTCACGTCGCAAGACTGAACACCGCGCAAGCGAATTTCCGTTCGTTTTGCCGACGGCAAACTATTTGCAACCCTTACAAGGCGCGTTGCACATTTCACCGGCAACAGCGTTAACTATTCCAGCGTTGTACCGTTGCACCAACCTTATTTCAGACAGCATTGGTGCATTACCGTTAGCGTCGTATCGCAACGGTGACCGGGTAAAACCACAACCCGCCATTTTGGAACAGCCAGACCGCACCATGACCCGCATGGACATGATCGCGTCAACCGTCATGTCTTTAGTGATTGACGGCAACGCCTACTGGCTTCTAGGTGACCGTGACGAACTTGGCTACCCACGGCAAGCAGTTTTGTTAGCACCAGACGCGGTGTATATCGAAACAGCCCAAAACGGTGCAACAATCGCATACCGTGTAGCCGGTCAGACATACCAGCCGGAAGACATTTTGCATATCCGTGGGTTGACGTTCCCCGGTTCCGTTAAAGGCATGTCAATTATCGAACACCACCGGCGCACGTTAGGTATCTCTATTGCCGGTGAAGACTGCGCTAGCGAACTATATAACGCAGGCGGTCTACCGGTAGGCGTGTTAGAAGTTGACGCAGACATCACCCGTGAAGAAGCAGACGCATTAAAAGCGGGTTGGATCGCCAACAACGGTGGACGCAACCGCACACCAGCAGTTTTAGCAAACGGCATTGCCTACAAACCGTTGTCATTCTCAGCACATGACCTAGAACTGATTGACGCACGCAGATATAGCGCACAGCAGGTTTGCACGTTGCTAGGTGTACCACCGCACATGGTTGGTGTCGCAATGGACGGAACGTCAATGACCTACAGCAACGTCACACAAGACAGTATTCAGTTTGTGCGGTTCACGTTACGTCCGTGGCTGTCACGCATCGAACAGGCACTATCAACATTGCTGCCACGAGGACAAACAGCACGTTTCATTTTGGACGACTTGTTGCGGGCAGACACCGCAAGCCGGTACGCAGCTTACGAAGTTGGGTTGCGTGCAGGATTCTTGACCGTAGACGAAGTGCGAATGTTTGAAGACCTAACAGACGCAACGACACCGGAGACAGACTGATGTCAGAACTAATCACACGAACCGTAGAGTTTGCCGGGTTTGAAGTCCGTGACGACGACGACGGACACCACCTAGTTGGCATTGTCGCACCGTTTGGTGCTATCTACGATGCAGGCAGCTATTTAGAACGGTTTGCACCAACAGCGTTTGACAAAACCATTGCAGAACGTGGCGAACGTATCCCGTTGTTAGAGCAGCACGCCACAGACCGTATGCCTATCGGACGGGCTGTCAGTTGGCAAAAAACAAATGACGGACTTATCGCAGACTTTTTATTGGCCAACACCCACCGTGGCGAAGAGGCACGCACACTAGCCATGGACGGTTTTGTGTCCGGGTTCAGTGTTGGATTCATTCCGGTACGTACCCAATCGTCAGAACTAAACGGTAAACCGTTACGCACACGCACAGAAGCCAAACTAGACCACGTAGGTTTTGTGCGGAACCCTGCCTACACAGACGCACAACTTATTAGTGTTCGTTCGTTCGACCCGGACGACGGAGAGCAAGTGCCACGTCTAGCCAAATACCGTCACCTAATGAAAGACCTAAACAATGGCTAACTATGGAAACGTCACCATCACAGACGTAGCAACAAAAATTCTTGACGCTAACGACGTGTACCGTCCCGTGTGGATAAACACAGTTGCCAACAACACCGTGTTTATTGGTGACACGTCCGTCGTCACCACGTCAACCGGTTTGCCGGTCGTCAAAAACAATGTGCCGTTGTACGGGGAGTTATCACCCGGTCAGGAATTGTGGGGTATCTGTACTAGCGGACAAACGGAAGATATCCGGTATTTCTCGCACGTTGACTAAACCGCTATGTGTATGATATTGGCAGACCGCCGATAGTAACGCCGCGTAGTCACCTTACTGTCACCGTCAGAACCTACCCATATATCAGTTAGGAGAACTGACCGTGAAGTTGCTAGACCAACTTGTTGCGGAACGTGCAGAAATTTCCGAAGCCGTAGAAACGGTTTTGGACAGGGCTGCCGAAGAAACCCGTGACCTTACAGAAACAGAAGACAAGAACCTTGGCGACCTTACAGCGCGCGCTAAGGCACTTGATGCCCGTATCGCTGACCTGCGGGAAATTCAGGTTAGCCACCTTGAAGCAGCCAAGTTGCGTGCAGAAGTCGCAGCTACCGACGAACCAAAAGAGGCACCAGCCGTGAACCGCGTTGACGTTAAGTCAGAACCATTGACCTACGAGCAGAACGCGCCACACTCGTTCTTCCGTGACTCGTACGCAGCAGAATTCCTTGGTGACGTTTCAGCGCAAGAGCGTCTGTCACGCCACACCGAAGAAATGCGTCACGAACTGCGTGACTCAGGTTCAGGAAACTTTAGCGGGCTTGTCGTTCCGCAGTACCTGACCGGACTCGCAGCACCGTTCCTGCGTGCAGGACGTAACACCATGGACGTGGCCAACAGCCTCCCATTGCCAAACGACGGTTTGACCGTGAATGTGTCACGCATCACGACCGGAAGTAGCGTCGCAGCCCAAGATGGCGACAACGGAGCAGTTACCGAAGCATCACCAGATGACACGTTGCTGACCGTCAATGTCCGTACCTATGCGGGCATGGTTGACGTATCACGTCAGGCGTTGGAACGTGGCACCGGTGTTGACGGACTGTTGGCAGCTGACCTTGTGTCCGCATACAACAGCAAAGTCAACGCAGATGTCATTAACGGTGACGGACTGCTTGGAACCCACGTTGGCATTTTGAACACGTCCGGTATCGGTGACGTTGACGTTGACGACGCATCACCAACCGCATACGAGACATTCCAAAAGATTGTTAAGGCAATCGGCACCGTAACTGAAAACCGTTACGTACAGCCAGATGTCATCATCATGCACCCACGCCGGTGGGCGTACATTTCAGGTGGACTTGACAGCAGCAACCGTCCATTGGCCGGTGTTAGCGTCGCCACCTCGCAGAACATCGTCGCACTTGGCAACCCCGGTGCATACGGTGTTGCAGCAGGTGAAATTGCCGGTGTTCCGGTGGTTGTTGATGCTGGTATCCCAACGAACCTTGGTGCAGGCACCAATGAGGACGCAATTATTGTTGCGAACCGTGGCGACCTTGTGCTGATGGAACAGGCAGCCAGCCCACTTATGTTGCGTTACGAGTCTGTCGGTTCCGGCACACTCACCACGCGTCTTGTCTGCTTTGGGTATTCAGCGTTTACCGCTGGACGTTACCCCGGTGGCGTTTGCAAGATTCAGGGAACGTTGCTGGCAGCAACCCTCTGATAAGTCGAACCCGTCCCGTCTTGAGTCCCCCTTGTGCGGGACGGGTTCACCATTAACATGGGAGCAGTTATGGACAAGTATTTGCAAAACCTCATTGCGTCTGGCGCAGACCCGGTACTTATCGCTAAACTCTCTCAGCAATCCCCCAATATGCCGGAACCGTCACCCACGGTTACGGAACCGGGGCAGGCGACGCACAGCACAGAACCTGCCCCGGCTCCCCGGCGACGCAAAACCCGCAAAGGTGACTGATGGCTTACACAACATTGGCGTTGGTCAAGTCGTCTTTAGGTATCCCCGATTCTGTAACGTCTGAGGACACCGCCATTACAGCTGCCATTGGTGCAGCAGACGCGTTGATTGACAACTACACCGGACGCACGTTTGAAGTGTCCGCAACGTCAACCCGCACATATCTTCCACGCACCGCAAGCATTTTGGACGTAGACGACATTGCGACCACAACCGGTCTAGTCGTCAAAGTAGACAACGACCAAGACGGCACGTTTGAAACGACGTTGACGGTGACCACAGATTACGTGTTGGACGGCAACACAACCCCATATCGTATGTTGACCAACGTGAACAACGGTTGGCCACTTTCGCTATACGGTCGCCCAACGATTGAGATAACCGCAAAGTTTGCGTACAGCGAAACACCGCCAGACAACATTAAACAAGCAGCCTTGTTAATGTCATGTCGTCTGTATCAACGTAAAGCGTCACCGTTAGGGTTCCAAGCCGGTTCCATCCCTGAGTTTGGGGCGGTGCGTATCTCACGCAATGACCCGGACGTTGCAGCCCTATTGCAAGGCGTGAAGTTACTTGGGGTTGCCTGATGGCTGACTACGGCACAATTAAAACTGCGTTAGCGACACAGTTAAACACGTCAACCATCGTTGAAATTGTGTACGCCAACCCGCCAGAAGTGCCGTTTACCCCGTCAGCAATCATCATTCCCGGCACCACCGCTGTGGAATACGGTGACGCAATGCAACGTGGTCTACTGCAAATGTTTTTTACCGTCACGTTCCTTGTGCAACGTTTCGACCTAGACAACAACATTGCACGCCTAGACCCGCTTATTTACGGTGACAACAGCGTTGACCAGTTGCTAGCAGCTGACCGCACACTTGGCGGTGTTGTGTCGTATGCCCGTGTAGCGTCCGCTAACAACGTTGGCAACGTTGGCTACGGTGACGATATCTACCTAGGTGTAGACTTTGAAGTGGAAGTGATGGTGGAACCATGAAATACAAAGTGACGAGTGAACGTGTGAAGGGCTATGAAATTGGTGATTTCGTCACCGCAGATGACCTTGCACGGTATAACATTGAAGCATTGGTGACGGCAGGTCACCTGAAGAAAACAGCAACACCGAAAATTGAAAAGGCCGAAAACGAGGAAGTGACCCAAGATGGCTAAGTTTGTTTATGATGACGTATCCGTTACGGTCAACAGCGTTGACCTTTCAGACCACGTACAGTCAGTTACTCTTTCAGCGGACGTTACCGAAGTTGACGTAACCGCCATGTCCGACACGTGGGATCAGTCGCTTGCCGGTCGCAAAAAGGTGTCCGGGTCAATCACGTTCTACCAAGACTTTAGTGCTTCAAGTGTCGATGCCACGATTTGGCCGCTTATCGGGACGACCACGACGATTACTTTGCGTGCAACGTCAGACGCAGTTGGTGCAACCAACCCTGACTACGACATCACAAACACCGTGATTACCTCGTACGGTTCCATTAACGGTGGCACCTACGGAGATGCAGCCATGACTACCGTGAACTTCAGCGGTGGAGACTTGGCACCAGCAACGTCGTAACGTTTACACAACTAACAAGGGAGACACAATGCTACCTTTTGTCATTGAAGTGACCATGGACGGTGGCGAACCCACCGAATATGAAATAACCCTGCCTGCACTTGTCTCGTGGGAAGACTTTCACACAGACATGTCATTTAAAGAATGGCAGACAAAACAGACTTGGAAGGGTCTTGCCTATCTCGGGTTTGCAGCTATCAAAGTGACCGGTGCAACACTTAAACCGTTCAAAGAATGGGTGAACACCGTAACAGAGGTGCGTCTAGTCCCAAAAGACGAGTAGATGGTAAACCGCGTGTCAACACGTATTGGGCGCGGGAAGTAGCAGCCATGGCGATACGTACCGGTATCGCACCTAATGACCTGATGGACACGCCAACGCTAGTATTGCAAGAGATGCGCGCAATGCTATTAGACCACCAACAGGGTTAACCATGGCCAATTTAGACCTAGAACTAAACAAACAGATATTTGGCACCCAACGACGTAGTGCCAATATCGGGTTTGAAGTCGAAGGTCTACACAAACTGCGCCGGGCGCTAATTAAACTTGATGACGCAGCCCGTGACGATTTTAAGCAGGCCGGATATCAGGCAGCGGAAATTGTTGTTGACGAGGCTAAACGTTTGGTGCCGGTCAGGTCTGGCAGGTTAGGTAAAACGATTAGGGCGCACAAAGTTGTGTCCGGTGCAAAAGTGTCTGCGGGTCGCACACGTGTTCCTTATGCGGGTGCTATCCATTTTGGGTGGGCTAATCGTAATATTCGGCCTAACCCATTCTTGTATGATGCAGCAGACAGAAGGGTTGGTGAAGTGATGGACACCTACCTTGACCAAATGTACGAAATATGGAATAGGAACGTCTAATGCCTGCAAAAAAAGCGTCAATATCTATCAACTTGTTGGCGGACGCTACCAAGGCTAAAGCCGGGTTCGCAGAAGCAGAAAAGGCAGCAGGAGGACTAGACAAGCAGTTCGGCAACATCGCTAAAACCGCTGTCAATGCGTTTGCAACACGCGAAATAATCAACTTTGGTAAAGGTGCGGTAGGTGCAGCTAGTGACCTTGCAGAATCCGCTAACGCTGTGTCAGTGTCTTTCGGTGACGCAGCAGACCGTATTCTTAAACTAGGTGAGAACGCGTCCACCGCAGTTGGGTTGTCGGCAAAAGACTTTAACGGGTTCGCAGTGCAGTTCGCCGGGTTCACACGCCAGTTAACCACCGCAGACAAAGACATTGTTGACGTTACAGACGAACTGACCGTACGTATTGCTGACTTTGCGTCTGTCATGAACCTTGAAGTGCCAGACGCAGCAACCAAGTTCCAAAGTGCGTTGGCGGGTTCAACAGAACCTATGCGTGCCTTCGGTATTGACGTATCGGCAGCTGCCGTACAAACCTATGCGTTAGAAAACGGCATCACCAGTAACGCAGCTGCAATGACTGAGGCTGAAAAGGTGCAAGCCCGGTACGGGCTGATTATGGAACAAACCGCACAGATGTCTGGCGACTTCGCTAACACGTCTGACGGTCTGGCAAACAGTCAACGTATTTTGGCTGCCGAAATGGAAAACATAAAAGCAACTGTTGGTGAAGCACTTGTACCAGCGTTGCAGGGCATCATGGGTGCCGTCAGCCCGGTGTTACAAGCGTTCACAGCGTTACCTAAAGGTATGCAACAACTTATTGTGTTGTCTACTGCGGGTGCATTTGGGTTCCGTACGTTCTCTAACACAATGCAGGGTTTCGGCATGTCCGCAAAAACGGCAAACAAGTTTGTTGGCACACTTGGAACCACCATGGCAGCTGCCACAATCATTTTTAACGAATACACAACCGCACAAAATGAAATAAAAGCAGCCGGTGACCGTGTAGAACAAACGTTGAATAACCAAACAAAGGCTATTGAGTACGGAACAAAGGCCGGGGTCAAACAACTGTTTATGACAGACGAACTCGGTAAAGCCATGGAAATGTTAGGTTTAGACGTTGACCTTGCAACAGAAGCGGTACTAGGCAACGATGAAGCTGCCTACCAATTTATTGACACCATAAACGACGTTGATAACGAACTTGTTGGTTTGGGTGACGGGTTCAAGTCGCTATTTACTGATGAAATGCAAAATATTGACGCAGTACGTATTGTGCGCCGAGAGTACCAAGGTATGCGTCAATCCATGGACGACGCACGCGCAGAAGCAGGACGGTTAAATGACACCGTTATTGACGGCACAGACTATTTAGGGTCGTTTACTGCGGAGCAACGCCGGTTCAACGACATCATTAAACAAGCAGAATTAGACGCGTTAACCAAAGACTTGCAGGAAGCCACCATTGGTATGGACGACTTGCGCGGCGCAACATTCAAAACAGATGTTGAAATGTCACGGTTGTTTGGCCGGTTAGATGATGACCAAGCAGTTGCAGACTTTATACAAGACATGCAAGACGCTAACGACGTGATGAAAACCAACGCTGAACAAGGTAGCCGTGACTTGTTGTTTGCGTTAGAAGACTTGATGGAAACACACAGCCTTGTTGACGCTGAATTTGCTAAAGAATTGTTACCGCTTGTTGAACAAGGCGACATTGACGCAACAATAGAAAAGTTTGAAGAGTTATTGTCACTTATCGGTCAGATACCCGCAGACATACAACTAGCGATTGACGCAGGCAGCCTAGGTTTATCTATAGCGGAACTAGAAAACTTGCCGTCCACCGTGTACGGGTTAGGTCGTCAACCCGGCGCACAAGACGGATTCACCGCCAACGTCTATATTTCGGCGGGAACCATCACACAACCAGCGGAACTAGGCAAAACCGTTGTTGAAGCAATCAACGAGTATTACGCCATTGGTGGAAGCAAAATTGCGCTATGACCGTCACATACAATGACGCAACCTACACGTACGACGACACAGGTTTAACGTATGACGGGACGCTACCCCAATTTGATGGGGCAACTATCACGGTGCAAGCAGCGTTTGGTGAAGCACCATTAACAGTTGACCCGTCATGGCAAGACGTAACCGAATGGGTGCGTGACATTACAATTGCGCGTGGCAGACGGTCAGAATACACAACGTTTGGTGTTGGCACCGCCACAATCACATTAGACAACCGTGACCGCAGGTTTGACCCAACGTACACGTCAAGCCCGTATTACGGCGATTTAAACCCGATGGTGCCTATCCGGGTGGAAGCAAACTATAACGGTGACACGTGGACGTTGTTTTACGGGTTCGCGCAGGGGTGGCCAACATCATATTCAATGCCAAATGTGGACGCAGTAGCACGCGTGACCGCAGTAGATGGGTCACGTATTCTTAGCAATACTTATTTGCCGGAATACGCATTGCATTACGAAATGGCGCAAGACGGACTGTTTAAACACTATCCGTTACAGACGTTTGAACGGGCGACCGGTACCAACCCGTTGTGGACATACATTAAAACGTATGACTACACCGGAGAAACATATATTTACTGTAAACAGGCACGCGCACGCGAGGAACGCCAAGAGCTGCCCGTGGGAGCCTCTTCTAGTTTGTGGCTAGACCCCGGCGGGAGCGACAGCGAAAACACAAACAACGCAACGTTTCCTCATGTCCGCACCGTGGAATATTGGTTTAGTTCTGAAGCAGAAACGTTGACTAGCAGCCAAAACGGTGGAGCAAGTGCTGCTCGTCGTTTAGGTACAAACAATTACATTATTGAATTAGACATTAGATATGACTTGCCAACATTGCAATGGCAATTGCACGACGTTGTTTTTTTATCTGACGAATTAAGTTTGTACGGTTTCACCTACGGTATTGCACAGCCGTTGACGGTCAACAGCGGTATGAACCACATTGTAGGAACGCTTGACGGCAACAACTTCAAAATATATTTAAATGGTTCACTTATTTATACAGAAGTTTTGTCAACGTCAGGAAGTCCGGTTTCTACTGCCGGTGCTGCCGGTTTAAGTATTGGTTCCGGTGTTGCAACAGTCGACATACATTTTGTGTTCTCTCACTTTGCTGCACTTACAGAATCGTTAACCGCAGCAGACGTGCAACGCCACTACAACGCTGGTATAGGGTTTCCAGAATTGTCATCGGAACGGTTGACACGGATATTGGACAACACAAACTGGCCAACCGTGTGGCGTGACATTGACACGGGCGTACAAAACGTGAACGCATATTTACCGGACGCAGACACACCAAACACATATTGGCAACAAATCATTGCAGCTGAACAAGGCAACATTTTTGTGAACCGTGAAGGTTACGTACAAATGTTGAACCGTACTACAACAGAAACAGCAAACATTGTTGCCATTTTTGACGACACCGGAACAGACGCACCGTTTAGCGGGTTACAAGTCGATGCAAACAGCATTGACACAATCCGTAACAACATTATTGTGCGATACACCACCGGTGAAGTTGTGTCTAGTGACAGCACGTCAATTACCGCTTACGGTGAAAGTAGCGAAACTGTTGACGCACGGTTGATAGATAATGCAGCTGACGCAACAACTCTTGGGGACAACATTCTTGCCCGTGCGAAAGACCCACGCACCCGCATAACACAATTAAACGTCAATGTGCGGTCTGACACTGTGACAGCGTTACCGGTTGTTGCACCGTTAGATATTGGTCAGGACGTTGCGGTTGTGTTTACACCTACCGGGGTTGGTGACCCGTTGTGGCGGGCTGTCACGGTGCAAGGTATCCGACATACAATTACGGGTAACAGTTGGGAAACACAACTGTATTTGTCACCGTCTGCAGTTAACACGAATGGTGCGCTACTAGTATTGGATGACGACACGTACGGCAAACTTGACGATGGAAACAAACTAGGATAACGACATGGCCACAAATTACCCTACGTCTTTGGACACGTTCACGAACCCTACTGCCGGGTCTGCGTTGAACAGTCCTAGCCACGCGGGACAGCACGCAGATATTAACGACGCTATGGAAGCGGTGCAGGCAAAATTAGGGACAGGTGCAGGCACTATCGGGGTGCTGACCGATTACACGCCAAACTTTCGTCCCACTTCAGGAACGTGGACGACTGTTTTTGGGTCTTATGCACGTTACGCCACATTAAACAGTATTGTGTTTGGTGTTGCCCGTTTATATATAGGTAATCCCGGTACGGGTTCTAACGGTGTTTTGTTTGATTTGCCAGTCGTAGCCGATTCGGGCTATTTAGGGATAGGCAACGGACGAGAATCAGCGTTAACCGGTTGGCAGTTTCATGCTTACCTAGTCAATGCGACTACCGGCGGTTTGCGTTATTACAACAACGGCGACACTGCAACTGGCGCATGGGACTTTCATTTTTATTTTATGTATAGGGCAGCGTAATGAATCTTAATCAAATTGGCCTACAACCAACGGACGACGTAACAATTCTTATGGGTCGTATGCGTCACCAACGCGACCAGTTACTGGCCGGTAGCGACTGGACACAAACACATGACGACCCGACAGGTAACCGTGAAGAATGGGCAACCTATCGCCAACAGTTGCGTGACTTTCCGGCAACATGGGAACCGTCAGAAATTGCTAATTTCCCTGAGGAGCCGACATCATGACCGCACCCGGCGACTACACAGCGGGCGACGTTCTACAAGCGTCAGACATGAACGGCCTACCGGCTGGCATAGTTGGTGACTCTTCCACTACAACTGGCTACACGCTTACCGGAACACTTGCCGATATCCCCGGTTTGTCGTTCACTTTTAACGCAGTATCTGGCAGGCTATATCGGTTTTTGTTTTATGTCGGGTCAACCGAAAATGCTGCTGTCGGCACATATCGAATAAATCTAAAAATGGATTTGAATGGAACAGAAATTCAAAACGGCTATTATGGCCCGATACCTTACGGTTATCCATGGATTATGATTGGGTTGTGGGCACCGGGAACACCGGCTGCCGGAAGCATCACAGCAAAAGTACGGGGATACCGTGACGCTGGTGCTTCGGGCGGTTATTTGTATGCGGACGCAGGAACACCAATGCGATTTTTTTGTGAGGACATTGGAGAGGCATGATTCACGCAGTTTCAAATATTCCTAACGGCTATGAAGCGTCTATGCGTCAGCAACGTGACAGTCTTTTAGCGTTATCAGACTGGACACAAATGCCAGACAGCCCGCTATCAGATAGCGACCGGCAAGCATGGGCAACGTACCGACAAGCCTTGCGTGACTTCCCGGCAACATGGGAACCGTCCGACACCGCCAACTTCCCTGACCCGCCAGCATGATACGTGCAACTGTCGCCATTCTCACCGGCATTGTGCTTATCGCTATCGGTATGTGGGGTTTAATGGAATGAACTGGTATGACCAGCCACGCACCGCATGGGAACAACCCGGTTACACCGTTGCCGGTCACACCACCAGCCCACCGGTCAACTGGTCAAACGTAGACAACATTGTGTTGCACTACACCGCAGACAAAACAGCAAACCCGGACACCGCACAATATTTAGCGAACATTCAACGCA